CCTTATCCTTATTTTGACGATACTCTGGTTTTAGATAAATCGTCAAGGAGGATGCCTTTGGATTCTGTGTCACCTTCAACAACTCTCGTAGACGAGGAACACCTCGAGTCACTGCCGACTTAGATGCTACACCTGCTTGATGAAACGTGTTAAGTGTATTATGTACCAATACGTTACAATCCACCATGAAACTGTCATTACCAGGAACGGTAAAGTCGTATACATATTCCTTCGGATCTTTATGATAGATCAGTTCTGTGATTTCATCCCACAATACATCGGCCACCAATGCAGATTGTAGAAGACTCATATTATTTTCTACCTTCATACGATCATACTTCTCCACATTCTCATCCAGTTCCTTCCATTTCGCCTCGAACTCCGCCACATACTTTGTCAACGTCTGACGGCCAATCGACTCCTTCTTTGCCCAACGACCATAGAGACGGCTCTGTCCTGGCATCTTCAACAGTTTTCCTGTCTCTGCGATCGTTGGTCCCAACTCAGGAATCTTATCAATCATCTCTTGTTCTGAATGAACATCCTGGCGCTCATTGTATTCAATAATCTTGTCGAGTGCATCTGCCTTCTCTTGCAACTGAAATCCGACTTGCTCCTTGTATGTTTTTGCGAATTTTCGAGGAATAACCAGTGTATGCTGAATCTTGTCCTTGATGCGCACACTGCTCTCTTGCGACATAACACCGAACATGCCCACATATCCCAGAAGTGCTGTCATTTGCTGGATGAGCATTTCGGAACGACTGCTCGCGCGAATCAGCTGACGCTCCACACTGACATTTCCATCTCCATCAAAGAATCCACCAATGACACCTGCGATAAACTCCTTGTTCGCATGGAAGACTGTTGCGCCAATCTTCTTCTCATAGGAACCAGTGTTGAAGGTTTCCATCAGGAAGTCTTTGAGATCTTTGGAATAGAGATTATTGTTTTTGGAAGGACCATATTCACATTGCCGATGTACGGTTTCAAATCGCATATCATATTGCTCTGCAAACACCCGAAGTTTCACCTCCACCATTGGATTGACTTTGCTGATGCCGATGATGTTTCCATTAAAGGATCCATCTGCCAGGTAGATTCCGCATATCCATCCAAACTCCTTATTCATCGTGAAGGTTGTATTCCCTTTTGTCATAGACATAATGGGCTGAGGCACTTCTGGAATGATCTTCGCAATAGGAATTCGCATTCCTACCTTCAGCTCCGAACCAAGCACTGGTACAATTCCAGTAGGAGAACGCTTCAAGAAGGAATGAGTCAATGTTGCTGTAGTCTTACGTCCTGTACGTGTCATGACCTCTACAAGACCACCATTCGCTGGATGACGACTAATTTCACTGATACGCTTCCATGATGTTTTCTCATCCTCACTCACGCCGACAATGTAGTAGTTCTCTTCCAGTGGGAGAATTACGCTATTTTCATCATGATGGATGAGTTTTTCTTTGTTTTCCTCCAAAATGGAATCACAGATTTCTCCAATTGTCCCGTAATATTTCAATCCGCTATCACTTTGTAATACAATTAACGAGTCTTTTACGCTCGACATTTGGGTAGCAGGTTCACCAATGGATTGCGCCGCTACAATACCTACTTGCTCACCAGGCTGAATCCACGCCTTCATATGGGTTGCCACAATCAGCTCCATTAGCATCTCAAAAGCGCTCTTTGTAAAGCGCTCTTTTACAATCAACTTGTGTGGCGCGAGATGAAAGCGGAGAAGAGCACACCAAATCTTATGATACGCATGTGTGCGACCAATGATTTTCTTAATACCCTCCAACACAATTCCAGGTGTCAGATCCGTCTTTTCCTTCGGGTTCAGTGCAAATCGTACTTTGGTATTAAGAATCCATCGCGCCAGATTAACAGGTGCAAAGACGCTGCCTGAATCCAATGACTTCTTCTGAAAGACACCCTCTACCATCATACGCTGGTCAAAGATAAGCTCCTGGACGTATTCTGTGATAAGCTCACTATCATTTCGTTCCACGCCATCTTTGAGAACAGTAGACCAATCCACAGTTGTCATGCCAAATTGGGTACGAATCTCCTCCTGTGATAGTTTGCCAATCGACAAGCTCTGTGTCTCAATCTTTGTTGGATTAATACCGTCCTCGCCATAATGGTACTGAATGATATTATTATTGCAATCACGAACTGTTCCATCATGCTGAACCGTCAAGTCCTCCATTGACTTAATAAGCTGACGCTGAATGTAACCAGTATCGGCTGTCTTGACTGCAGTATCAATTAGACCTTCACGGCCCGACATGGCATGAAAGAAGAACTGTTGTGGAGTGAGGCCGCGGATGAAAGATGATTCAATAAAGCCACGCGCTTCTGAGCTATCATCATATTTCTTGTAATGTGGCAAGGTGCGGTCCGTAAAGCCATAAGGAACACGCTTACCTTCAATCGCTGTTTGGCCGAGGCATGCCATCATCTGTGCAACGTTCAGTGGTTCACCCTTTGAGCCTGAACGAACCATGGATAGTAGACGATTCTCTGAAGAAAGGGACTGCTGACCTGTTGAACCCGCATCAGATGTTGCCTGATTCAGAATGCCAAAGATTTGGTCCTCAAACTCCTGTTGATTGGTTTTTCCTGTATTATTGTCAAACAAGTCCAGATGAACCTGAAGAATCACTTGTTCTACCTGTTTCTTCTTTTCCTGGATTTTAGCATCAATTGTCTTCTTTGTTTCTTCATCAGCAATCAAATCACTAATACCAACACTAAATCCATTCAGCACAAGGAAGTTCTCTACTGTATTCTGTAGCGCATCCAATAGACCTACTGTGTCCTTTGAACCACAATCATTATACGCAACATGAACAATTCCCTTTGATGGCTTCATATAGATATCACCATCCACCACACCCTGTAGAATATCACCATCCACAATCTTAACATAGTTATCAGAGGTTGAGTTATCTTTTTCGCTATCATATGACTTATTACCCATTTCAATATTAACAGGTGGCATGAGTGCACCGAGTACCTGCTGACCCGTCCAACGCTCCCTTTCATTTGCTGTTCCACGTGCAATTGGCATCGTTCCATCGAATCTCTTGTTCCACATCATCAAATTCATAAATTCTCGGCGAGTAAATTCAATGCCTGGCTGGGTCAAGCGAAACGAGCCCACCAATGTATCTTGATACACACCAATCATAGGCTTTGCATGACGTGGCGTAATAATATGGTGGGGAACTGCTGCAATTTCTTCCAGTTCTACCATTGCTTCGTAGGACTGTGCTACGTGAAAATTCATTTCGTCACCGTCAAAATCAGCGTTGTAAGGACGTGTTGTGAGAACATTCATACGAAACGTCTTGTAAGGCAGCACCTTCACACGATGTCCCATCATAGACATTTTATGAAGAGTCGGCTGACGATTAAAGAGACCAATATCATTATCCAGTAGATGACGATTTACCACGTCTCCTTCATATAGGACAATCTCTCTTGTTGGTACATGCTTTAGTGAAATCATGCGCCCATCCTTTCGTACAATGGTCTTTGCTCCAGGCCATTTGTCAGCACCATTCTGTACAAGCTTGTAGAGCTTATCCAGATTATAGGGTGTTACACGCTCAGGAATGGTCAGATTTGTAGCAATCTCCACTGGAACACCAATTTCGCCTACACTGAGATTGGGGTCAGGAGTAATAACAGAACGTGCAGAGAATTCTACACGTTTGCCCTGAATATTATAACGAATGCGACCCTCTTTGCCACCAAGACGTTGCTGAATAGATTTCAAAGGACGACCACTGCGCTGAGCAGATGGTGCTACACCAGGAATGTCATTATCCACCAATGTCGCCACATGATACTGGACGACATTTGTCATTTCATCAATCACGTTCTTGCTGGAATTTCCCTCAATCTTCTGCTGTAGAGTTCTGTCATTCTTAATGATATCAAAGAGCTTGTGTGTCAAGTCATCTTCTGAACGCTGATTGTTATCTTGAACGACAGAGGGACGAACCTGTGGCGGCGGAATGCGGAGCACCGTGCAAATCATCCAATCAGGACGGCACCAATAACGGCTTAGACCCATAAAGTCAACATCCTCATCTGAAATACGACGGAAAAGACGATGAACATATTCCACTTCCAAAGGCTGCTGCTGCTTCAACTCTTGATAATGGGCGACAATACGAGCAATCCCCTCACGGGTAAACTTGTCTGGTTGTGGGGCGCCGCAACCATCTTCACACTCCTGGCCACAACGCTTAACATTCGATGAGAGAGCGAGTACCTCCTTCCAACGGGCTTCTCCCTTACGAAGCAACAAATCCTTATGATGATCCTTATCAATACGGAGTTTGGAGCAACGGATACAGATACACTTGAGAACGTTCATGATCATCGTATGAAACTGAATATAATAGACTGGACGAGTCAAACGATAATGTCCAAAGTGGCCGGGGCAGCCGTGATTTGTCTGGCCGCATGTGCGGCACACTTTTCCATTATCAAGAACACCCATTCGAGGGTCAAATAGACCTCCAATTTTGGGCTCATTTCCTTCATAGGGCGTCTGAGAAACAATCTCTACGACTGAACTACGCTCAATTTCCTCAGGAGAGAGGATACTGAACTGGACGCCAACAATGGACTCAATATCAGAAGTAGCTTGATTGAAACCGGCTGGCATTCTGTCTTGGATATAGAAACTGTTGTCTAAGTTCCTTTCAAATTTTAGTATGATTTTTAATTGATATTTAAGTTCGTCAATTTTACTATTTATCGCATATTTCAATACGATATATACTAAAAATATTTTATATTCCTAATTTCAGTTATATTAAGGACTTAAATATAATTATATATCTATTATCTATAATATGAAAGTGGGGATTATCGGAAGTGGTTTTGTAGGAAAAGCTACACAGCAATTAAAACATTCCAATATCGACATGTATATTTATGACATCCGTCCAGAATTATGTATTCCAGCTGGATTGAAACTGTCTGATATGGATCAATGTGATATTATATTTGTATGTGTTCCCACTCCAATGGAGTCATCTGGTAAGTGTCATCTATCCATTGTTGAATCGGTAATGCAAGATCTATCTATCGTTATCGATCCATCTAAGAACTTTATTGTGTTACGCTCAACCGTCCCTCCTGGAACATGCGATCGTCTAGGATGTTATTTCATGCCTGAATTTTTAACTGAAAAAAATTATATACAAGATTTTATTGATTGTGAAAATTGGATCATAGGATTGCGCGATCAACCATTTGACAATCGGTTTCAAGATGTGTTCCGTTCACTCTTTCAATCTGCAAAAGCTGCTGGTCAGATTAAACACGATCGTGTACATTTCCTACAAAATAAAGAGGCAGAAATGGTGAAATACTTTCGAAATACATATCTTTCCATCAAGGTCTCATTTTGCAATGAAATGGAGGAATTTTGCCGTCATCAAGGAATTGATTATGAAGCAGTTCGTTTAGCTGCTACATTGGATTCTCGTATTGGTGCTTCACATAGTATCGTTCCAGGACATGATGGAAAACGAGGATTTGGTGGCACTTGTTTTCCTAAAGATACAAATGCGCTTCTCTATGAAATGAATAAGATTGGAATGAAATCATATGTGTTACATGGTGCGCTAGAAAGAAATCGTGAGGTAGATCGCAAAGAAGAAGATTGGAAGGATGATAAGGGGCGTGCAGTAGTGTAAACAAAAAAATAATAATATATTATATTTTATTATTTTTAATCCATACCCTTTATTACAGTTCCAACATTCAAATACATAATACTTATGATACCTGCTTATGTAATATTAATGATAGTACGTTCTTTCCAGTTTCTAGACTGCATGAGAAACGTACAGTGAATCTGAACCTCTCGATACAGTGCCACGTTTATTTCTGATTTTTCATCTCGTGAAAGAACAATGTTTTCTGATACTGTTTGATACGTGGTAGAAATCATTCGTTTCCATTGCGGAAGATAGATTCTTATTTTTGTGCGATCCTCCATTATAATTTTCTCCATAATCGTTCCTGTAAACGTGGTACATCCTGTTTTCAGTGCATCCAAGAAATCCATATCTCTCGCAAATCGTTTTATCGCTTTTTCTCTACGATTCATATCATACATGGTAAGTGGAACAATATAATAATCAGTCATTCCTTGTATGAGTCTTTTGATAATACGCTGATTAACAAGGTCAGCATACCGACGAATTGGACTTGTCGTATGTGCATAGGTATCCGATAGAAGTCCATAGTGAATGGTATCCTCTTCTTCTGCCAATACATATTCAGCAGCGGAGAAGGCCAAGAATCGTAGTTCTGGAAGATGCGTATCATATTTCTCCAGTTGTTCTCTATCAGGTGCAGAATGCCTTCGCAGAATTCCCATTCCTGCTGCTTTTAGTTTTTTTCCTGCTTCTGTGTTATAGAAAATCATCATTTGTTCAATCCATTCATGTGAATCATGAATAGGTTTCTTTGCCAAATAGGACGCAATGGCTGCCAATTGCTCACGATAAGGTGAAGAAGATTCTTGAAATTCTTCATAGGAATATGATGTATTTACGTGAAAGCTCGTTTCAAGCCATGTTATCTCTGATAACGCTGCACCGTCCCATATAAATTGTAGGGAAATTCCATATGATTTCTTTCCTGGAAGAAGAGAACATGCCATTTCTGAATAAGTAGAGGGAAGCATAGGACGAAGAACGACTCCATCTTTGTTATACAGTGTTTGACTGATAAGTGATGCCATAATATCTATCGCTCCACCATCTTCTACAAAAGCAGCTACATCACTAATGCTAATCGTCACTTTCCATACATCATTTATTTTTTCAAATGTAAGTACATCGTCTACATCTTTACATCCTTCAGGATCGATATGAAATGTGAATCCTGATAATTCAGTTCGTACATGATTATCATTCATAACAGGTACATATTCATAAGCAGGATATTTCCAAGGACATGCCTGACAGATAAGAGCATCTTTCTCTGCTTCTGCATCGCCTGATATTCCTAGTATTTTTTGAAGAGAACCGCGGGGAAATGTTGCAGTCCAATTTTCCAATTGAATCAAGCCAATCTTATTAAAACGTTTATCCTTCTCTGAACATCCTACAATAAAAGGAGGATAGGACTTATCATATGGAGTGAAAAGATACATTGGGATTCCTCGTTTTGTGAGACCATACGTTGATTTATTTGTCAATTCAATTGTTCCTACAAGCAACGGATGCTGGTCGCGCAATTCTAATTCGCATTCCTTTTTGTCGATGTTCCAACATATGTGATCACCTGGTAGACATTTATTTGCGTGTTTTGCACCCGTAAATGAATGAAGTTCCCTTCCTGTATCACTTAAAACAATAAAATCAATATAATTTTTGGTTTGGAGAATCCCACGAATTCCAGTTGGCTCTTTTTCATGAGGAGATACTCCGAATAATTTGGACAATTGCTCATTCATTTTATTCATTGTGGATATGTTGTGGATACGTTTCTTTATTATGTTTATCTCTATCAAATTTTAGGCTGGATACAGTATAGAATGAGTTGCGGTGGACATATGCTCTCTGGTTTTACATGTGGTGCTAAACGTTTTGATAAATATAAATTTACGGCGGAAAGACCATCTAATCCAATATTGCATACCGAAAATCAACATAAATTAAATGAATTGATACGATTGCGAGAAGAACAAGATAAGGGTATCTTTCAACCTATCTCTTTACCTACTGTTTCCCCCACTGTTTCTCCTATAACTGTTTCACCCGTTGTGCCGTTGTTTGATAATGTATCTCATAACTATTACCCTATATCAGATGTATCATACAAATGTAAAAAAGATTAATTCATATTTTGATAGCTTTTCCATTTATCAGTTGTGATATGTGATGAAATGTTATTAGGGATATACATGTTGTCGGTTCCTTCCGTTTTTACAAACAAAAAGACAGATTCACCCAGAAACGATTGAATAGGAACTTTATATGAGATAATTTCTTTATTAGCCAATATATTATCGGAAGTAATCATATCTCTCAATAATTCATAGGGCTGTTTTGATTGAGGTTGTATCATCCCTGCATAAATGACAATGGTTGTAATTGGTGTCACCCATTTATGAAGATTTTGAAATAAATGAGACCATGCATTCCTATTTGCCTCCTCAGGATCAAATAGATCAATGATAATAATATCATATGGTGCAGATGGCTCCTCAGAAATGATATCAAAAATATTATCAAAATGAAGTGTCAATCTCTTATCTTCCCATGCCCCTTTCGCCCACTGAGGATATTTATTTTGAAAAAGTTGAACAACTTCCTCGTCCCAGTCATACATATCTACTTGTTCTACTGGCCATTTTAACACTTCTCTTGCTGTCGCTCCCTCTCCTCCTCCAATAATAAGAACTCGATTTTTACGCACAGTATGGTTCATAATAGGATGAACCAATGATTCATGATAGGTTGCTTCATCCATTTCACAACTCTGAATGATTCCATCCATATAGCATGCTATTTTCCATGTAGGACATTGGATCATTTCTACATGTGTTCCGCGACGCGTTATTATAGAATCCAATACAATTCCATTCACTCTATCTTCTGTTGTGTCCAATTTATTAGCATATAATTCAGACATATTATAATATACTATATTACATCATAATATGTATGTTTAAGCTTTTCTCTTTTCTTAGAGACCAGTTGATCCAAATCCACCATCTCCTCGTTCTGTTCCAGGCAATGAATCTACCATACGTACATGACGAATCCATCCCATATCAGGGGCAACAATTTGAAACAATCGAGCACCATATGCAATATGCGAATCTCCTGTCATTGACCATACAGGTGCCTTGAGTTCACCACGATAGCTCTTATCAATGACTCCTGCCGAATTTGCCATAATAATTCCCGTCTTAAAAATGGAACTACGAGGCATCAACAAAAAATGACTATCAGTCTTTAGTACTTCATTGGATGAACCATTCGGCATAGGCTCTACTTTAAGAAGGCGACATATAATACCAAATGGAATAAGCTGTGGCACTTGCCCTACTACCATGTTTGATGCGGCATGAATATCAAATCCAGCATTTGCATCTGAACGATTCATCAACGCAATAGGATAAAATGTAATATCATTTGGATCCAGTGCCAAAATCTCTAGTTCATACCATACATTAGGCATTTCTATCATAAATATGCCACAATTCTTTAAACTATATTATAGTCGCAAATACAAACTATCAGAGATAACAATACCATGAACAATTCGACTACGAACTTCCGTTATTTTTTCTACTTGTTCTACATGGGCACAATATGTTGCCATAGAAAGCCATTCATCAAGCATATTTGCCATTTTCATAACAGACCGAATAAAGTTCCCTTCAAAGAGTCCATATTCCGCACAGATAACCGATGCATGCTCTCCCTCCATCCATTTATACATAGGTTCTACCATTAACGTATTTACTTTCCAATAGTCTGCATTTCCCAGTCCATATTTGTCTTCTTGTGCCTGGTAGTTCATGCTGATGGACGTAAGAGAGAGAAGTGCTTCTTTGACAACACCAGGAACATGTAATGCCTGAATGGTTTGACTCTCATCTATCTCTTTCTCCTCTTGAAAACTGGCCAATACTGCTACCAAATCATTACCTGATAGATGATGGAGTTTTTCTTGGACATACAATTCAGTCATAAGAAGAGGATGACCCTCATTTACTTCTGTCGCCAAAATCCCCTTTAAAGTAAGTGAATCATGAGCTAACTGTAGAGAATGAGGACATGATACATATCCCATCTCATAGAGAAAGTGTACATAGGGTTCAATATAATCCTGATGATTTGTTATCTCATACAATGTATCCTCTCTCTCTTTTTGCTGTATATGTAATTGCTTCACTGTATGATAATCGGTCCACGCTTTCGTCCATTTGGGCCCCATTTGTTTATTTTTAACAGAATCAAGTTCCTGTTGTACTTTCTTTCGTGCCGCATTTACCGTCATAGATATCATTTGTTCCAATTCAAATCGCTTGTCGCATCCACTCTTGAATGGTTCTACAAGCTGTATCGCCTGTATCATTTTATCACATGCATCCATTTTTGCTTGAAGTTTTTGTTGTTCATGTTGTTTCTGTCGAAACCAATAACTTTCCTCCATAATACGAAGCCATGTCAGTGGTTGCTCTTTTGTAGAAGCTTGAATCGTTTTCAGAATAAAATCGTAATGGAATGTCATTCGGCTATGGATGGGTGGTCTCGCTCCTTTCATCATCTGATACATTTCTTCCGCTTCCAAAGGCTCTCTATCAGGCAAATAAATCACAACTCCCTTGTCATCTTTCCCACGACGTCCAGCGCGACCCGCCATTTGAATATATT